CCTTTTTTTAAATTTTCTATTTGGAAAATCAATAGACTTTTGTTAAAAAATACAGCTAACAGAGCGGGAATTTAGGTTATTCGTCAACGGATAAAAGGGGTGACATGCTTCAGTATCAAGACTGTCCACTCAATGGCGGCGAGACAGCTTTCCAAACGTGAGACCAAGGGCATACAGCATCATCAGAGTGATGCCGATCAGTGCTGCCCTTCGAAAATATCAGGGATATCTGACGCGCCTTTGAACCGCCAAAAAGATCTGGACCAACGATCTCATTTACAGCGTTAATCCTCTGTCAAGCGAACCTTGCGAGATAGTCGCTGAGCTTTTTCTCATAATGTTTTCTTCTCTTTCCATGACAGACTTTTGCCATCACACGGTACTTAACAATCCTCTTAATCGAAATATGTTTTGCCTTTTCTTTTAAAACCGTATTTTTAGGGGGATCTGACGGCGTTCCGATCAAATCAAGTAAACGTCCGTGCACGTTGATTCCATATTTTTCGAATAAAGCGGCGTTCAGATCTCTCAGTTGCAGAAGCGCGTGCCCATAATAAATATCACCTAATAGCGTAGGCGTTGCAATCACGGGATAATACCCATCATTCTGAGCGGCATACGCCCATATCCTTTCCAACCCATGCAGAAGCGTTCCATCAGGACCGATGGGTTCAGCAGGCATCTCCTCATATGTCCAATGATGAGAAAGCATTGTTCTGATCGCCGCGCTTTTAATCCAAAAAATAGATCCAAAAGGAGCAATCAGATCGCTTTCTTCCTGTGGAATTTGAAGTTTCAACTCTTTCCATAGATACAAGACATGTTGCCGATCTTTGCTCATCTCATTCCCGAGTGCTGTATAAGGACCAAAGTTCGGTGGCGGTGAAAAAATCATCCCCGCAGAGTGATGGTCATAAAAGAGCCTGAGGCAGTTATTAACATAATCTCTGGAAAAGAGCACGCTGTCCCAACATTGCTTATCAAAAGACTCCGCCGCGAGATACGAAGTATGAGGAGCTTTCTTATCTTTTAGGCAGCAAACGTAGTCATATTTATCATATATATCTCTTGCCGCAATGCAGTAAGCCGAAAAATCACGTCCCTGATTAGGTTTAATGCGGCATTCGAAATCAAGATCAAATTCTCTAAAAAGCTTAGAGTATGTATCCAAAGTTTCCTGCCTAGAGGAAATTAAGCAAATATGCGCTGTTTTCGGCAGATTCAGGATATAAGGGAGATACCTGTTTGCAAGGTCCGGATAATACGCAAAGAAAACAGCCGCTATTTTCTTATCCCTCAGCACATCATCGATACTTTTGCTGTAATCAGAGGGAATAATCCGATTAAAATGAATATCCCTGTTTAGGACGCTTAGGCGGCACGTAGCAAGCAGGTCTTCAAAAATTTCGTCTATTGGATAGTCAAGTTCTTCAATTTTTTTAAGCACCTTACGAGGCGTGTCGCCTCCGGTGTGATTTGTCCAGATAAAAGAGGGACAATTGAAAAGTTTCCTTTTCACTAGAGGATATCCGGCATCTATATATTCTGTTACCTGATAAAAACTGGGATTAAATTCTCCCTTCGGCTTAAATACAGTATCCCAGCTGAATCCAACAGATTCCAGATATTCTGTGAACCTCGTTTCGTGTTCACTGATTTCTTGTTTCAGGTTCTCAGCCTCAACAAGCCCATCCCAATATGAGGAAAACTTTTCTGACAGAATGACTTTCTGTCTGATTACTATGAAGAAAGATTGAATGTGACGCCTAATATAAGAGTCTTTGTCTCCTGCAATGATCAGGGCGTTTTTGACTTCTTGACGCTGTGTCAGTCCCCAAAAATCACAAGGGTTATCTTCCATTCTCTTAAAAATTCCAGAGAAATGATACACGGGACCATAATTGCTGCAGTTTGTGAGGACAAGTTCGTCAAACTTCCGTACTTCCTCCCAGCCTAGAAACTCAAAAGCGGCTTTCCAGGCCCCGAAATCAAATCCCTTGTTTGCTCGCTGCAAGATGGTAATGCCAAGCTTTTCAAGCTTTTCTTTTCCCTCGAGGGAAAGTTTCCCATTGACGATGACAATAATCTTGTCCGCAACTTCCTGAAGCCCTTTCAGGTAAGTCAAGACATATTTTCTGACAATGCCATCTTTTTCCCAAAAAGTATAAAAAGCGAGTCTTTTCATTTAACGGTTATCTCTTAATTCAACCGAAGAGCAATCACTTGAGGATTGTCTACAGGAAATTAACTTTGGAGGAGATCAGGTATAGAGGAAATATGCCCTGTTCATCAATTAAGGCAAACAATTTTCATCATTTCAGAGTTTGCGGAACTTTTCCCGATACTTCCTCTTTCTCTCTTTATACCTGCCCCTTGGTCCACCGAAAGTCAGAAAAGAGAGAATCTTGTACTTGAGAAGTTTTGCTTTATAAAAGGACTTAAGGGCCTTTCTTTCGTCAATGGATAAAGAAGGCGAAGATCCGTTCGCGATTGTCTGCATCCGGGGAATAGAGAAAATCATTCCTCCCTTCTTCACCAGGTCGTAATAGATCGTGGATTCCGACTTATACCATTCGGTCCTATCCTTCAGCGTGACCGTCTGACCGATTCCTCGAATTGAAATTCCGACAAAAAGTTTGTTAATGGTGATCGGGAAGAAATTGTCTGACTGAAAATTGAGAATCTGAAGATACCAATCTTCAAACATCGTAATTTTCTCCACCTCTGAGGAAGACCATCGCCCTATGATTTTCAGTCTCGGGAAAATAATGCCAGAAAAAGGAATATGGTTTGTATAAATGGACTTAAACAAATCACTCGGCGGGAAATACTGATGGGTAACCGCGCGCGTCTGGATCAGTGATTCAGAACCAGGCAGCTTCTTTTCTATAAAGTGCTCTGTCCCTATAAAGAACGTTGATGCGGAAGGTGCTGAACGAATAGTGTTCGCAAGCCACTCTGCCGAGTTCGGGAACAGCCAATCGTCATCATCAACAAACCAGATGTAGTCAGACAGAATATTTTTGATCGCCTCACTGACCAGTAAAAACCTAGAATCTCTCAGATCACAGGGAAAATAATGAATTGGGAAACCATACATTTCCTTTTCTTTCCCCGTATTCACGTCTGTCACAACGTGGCACTGGAATAGATCGGCATCCTGTGATGAAGCAATAAAAGACCGGATGCTTGTGAGCGTCCGAAAAAGCTGCTCTGGCCTTTTAAACTGGGTTCTCACAACGATCGCGACATGGATACCGCTTTGCTTCCTGCCGATCCTGGCTGTTGCCTCTACCCAGTCAAAATCTCCTGATGGCTCTCTGACTTTGATTATGCCGTTGAGCGTTTCCAGATAGGTATTCTTTAAATTCGCACCAAGGTACCGCTGCGCTTCATCTGATTCCGCGAAGGAAATGAAAGACGCTGGATTATCCTTGTTGTCGTGATAGCAAAGCAATTCGGGGGAGACAAAAACACCAAGCCCGGCCTTGAGAGATTCAATGGAAAGCGCGAGATCGTAAAGCTGAAACCCAGATAGCGACGGCAGTCTTACGTTACGCTTTCGAAGTTCCGGAGCGTTAATGAGCATCGTATTCCCATCAATCATTCTTACCGGCAGAATCCGGGCCGAAAGGGTTGCCCCCTCGTGGGGATCAACCACATAACGGATGATATTAGACGCCCGATAGCCGTATGCATTATTCGCTATTCCGGCATTCCCGATTACACCCCACTCGTAATCCTCATCCGAAACCTTTTGAAGAAGCTCTTCAACCCGGTCCTCAAAATCCGAATTGAAATAGATATCATCATGAACCAGCAGTACCGGCTCACTTTCGCCCTCAATAATTGAGTTGATGACATCGAAGAGTGACTTTTCATTCCGCCGGACAACTATGCTTTCAGCTGCAAACGCGTGACGTTTAAGGAAAGCTTTTTCGGATTCTTCGGACCCCGCCGTGACAATGATCTTCATCTGTTCTCTCAGTCAGCAAATTGGTTGATTCCGCGGATCATGATGTGGCGATCCCGCTTACCGTCATAGGTATCCGTAATACGATCACGGATATTCGTGAGGTAGTCATCCATGATTTTCGTAAAAAGATAGGGATCCAATGCTTTCTTTAGAGATTTAACCGCGGACTCCTCACCCTTCTTACCGAAGAATTTCCGGGAGATCAGGATGAAATTCTGAAGGCCGTAGTACTGCTCGTTTGAAATCAGATCATCACGTTCAAATCGTCCATTTGTGAAATGAATAATCTGGGCTGCCGGCTCATAAAGCACCCGATAACCTTTAAGCCAGGCTCTCCAGGAGAGATCGACATCCTCGGCGTAAAGAAAATAAAGCTCATCCATTCCGCCCACGGATTGGTAGAAATCGGAGTCAATAAGCTCAAAGGCGCCGCTGGCCCAAGGAGTTTCAAGGGTCTTCTGATCGTATTTCTTCGGGTGCTCGAAAGGCCATTGACGGCCCTCGACAATCGCGACTTTGTCTGTTTTCCGTTCAATCAGCCGGTCAATACTTCCGGGAAGTGGAACGCAGTCCGGATTGATCAGCACAAAACTCGGAGTTTTTTCAGACTCTTTAAAGAGAAAGTTGTGATTCTCGGCAAAGCCAGTACGACGATCAGTGGTTTTCGGAATATCCCTGACTTCGCAGCCGTACTGATCTCCGGAGTCAAGCCTTTTACCGGCAGCGTCGTAATTCATCGTCAGGAAAACAACTTTTTCCTTTGTGGCGGCAGCAAGATTTGGGATGATGCAGTTTCTGACATTCTCGATGTCGTCATCCCCATAGACGCATTGAACATTGATCGTCATTTTTTGAGAGCTTTTGACAAAATCTTGACGGCCAATTATACAAGCCTGAAAGTTCTACAACAGGCACACGTTCGGTTGATTTCGGCTGAGTAGACCGCAGAAAGGGGATGTTTTCTGCGTTTTTTTCTTGACCCATTTAGTGTTACTATATATAATATAGATAACATTATTGGAGCCAGCCATGTCCCGCACCTATACCGGAAAAATCCATGTCGGCCAGCGCCGCGTAACCCGCGCCAATGGGGATGTCTACGTCTACGAGCGCCACACGCAGTACGACCGGGAGACGCAGAAGACCGTCACGTTGAAAAACAAGCTTTTGGGCAAACTAGACCCTGAGACAGGCGAAATTGTTCCGACAAGGCCTAAAAGCAAGTCTAAGAAGGAGGCTTCCGCCTCCATCGAGCACGCCTGCCTGGCTGACATCCTGGACCTTGTCGCAAGGGAAACCGGGATCGACAAGGGGCTTGAAAGCGCCTTCGGGACGGCCGCGGCTCAGAAGATCGCCACCATCGCCCGTTACCTGATCGCCACGGACGGCGCGGCGATCCCCCGCATGGAGGCCTGGCAGGTCGGCCACCCGACGCCCTACGAGGAAGGCCTGGGTGAAAGCGCCTGCAGCGAGCTCTTCGACAAGGTCGGCAAGGATGGCGACGGGCAGCAGAAGTTCTTTGCCTCCCGGGCGGCAAGGCTCGAGACGTCCCCGAGCATCGCCTTCGACTCGACCACGGTTTCGACCTACAGCTCGGGGCAGGCCGAGGCCCGCCAGGGATTCAACAAGGACGGCGACGGGCTGGACACCGTCAAGCTGCTCACGCTCTACTCGGTGAATGACCGCCAGCCCGTCGCCTTCGCGAAGCAGCCGGGGAACGTGCCGGACGTCATCTCCATCCAGAACGCCATCCGCCAGCTCCAGTGCTTCGACATCGACAAGCCCGTCGTAGTTACGGACAACGGCTTCTACAGCCAGGCGAACATGGCGGAGTTCGCACGGAACAGCATGAAGTTCCTGACGCTCGCCTCGCCCTCCACCCTCTGGATTCGGGAGATCGTCGACGAGCTGCGCGACAGGCTCGACTCGGTGTCCTCCGTCTGCTCGTTCGACACTTCGGTCCATTGCGCCTCGAAAATGGTCATGAAGGAGCTGTCCGTCGTCAGGCAGAGGAGCCGCGGCGGCATTGCCGCCGGCGAGGCGGAGACCTTCAGCCGCAGGCTCTATGTCCATGTCTGCTATTCCAGGGACCGCGCCACAAAGGACGAGCAGAGGCTGGTGAACGACCTGTTCGAGCTCAAGAGGCTCGTCGAGGCTGGCGAGCAGCTCTCCCCCGCGGGCGAAAAGAAGGCGGAGAAGTTCCTCCACTGTTCGACCGTGGGCCGCGGCGGGAAGCTGAAGGTGGCCTTCAGAGACGAGGCCTTCCGCGAGGCCAGGAAGTATTTCGGTTTCTTCGCGCTTGTCTCCAATGAGGTCAAGGACGCCGAGGAGGCGCTGAAGTCCTACAGGCTGAGGGAGAAGATTGAGGAGCTCTTCAATGTCCAAAAGAATGGCATGGACGGGAGCCGCCCACGCGTCTGGCACCCTGACAGCCTTCAGGGCAGGCTCTTCGTGCAGTTTGTCGCGCTCGGCTACCACTGCTACCTCACCAAGCGGATTGGCGAGATCAAGGAGCGGCTCGGCACGGAAAAGGATGGGAAGACGAAGACCGAGCTCGATCTGGAAGTCAGTCTCAAGAAATGGCTTGAGGCCAGGTCCCTGATTCAAGTCCTCGAGTGGTTTGACTGCGTGAAGACGACCTCCGTGATGACGCCGCGGGGAATGAGGCGCTGGAGCACCGAGTCCGTGAAGCGCGACCAACTGTTCCTGAAGCTGCTCGGCATTTGATGAGCCAGAGCCACGAAGGCTTTCGTGGCTCTATTGCAGAACTTTTGGGATACAAGAATGGATGTTCTATTTTCCGTACCACAAGAATAACTATTCTCTATTTTTTCATTATGTTTTGCGTATTTATCAGCGTAAATATAATTCAATACCCTTGAATATTTTTAAATAGCAATGTTAAATCATTATGTTACAACAAATCACACATCAATCGATAATCGTGAGTTTATGTAATAGCAAATACAAACGATAAGAATAGCGCTACTTTTCAGAACGCCTTTCACGCACAGTCTCCGCGCGAATCCATACATCACTCAAACAAAAACCCAGGCGGTTTTTTAGAACCGTCTGGGTTTTAAGAAAAGCGAAACTATCTGCGATTAAGCTTCCGCGGCTTCCGGATTCTTAATGAAGTCGAGAACCGCCTGGGCGTGGCCAGCCGCCTTCACTTTCCGCCATTCCTTCACGAGGTTCCCGTCTTTGTCGATCAGGAATGTGCTCCGAACAACACCCATCACCTTCTTTCCGTACATATTCTTCTCTTTGATCACGTCGTACGCCTTGCAGGCCTTTTCTTCCGGGTCAGAGAGGAGCGTGATCGCGAGGGTGTAGCGGCAGATGAAGTTCTGGTGGCTCTTTTCGGAGTCGCGCGAGACACCGACCACGTCGTACCCGAGCTTCTGGAACTCCGGAATCAGAGCGGTGAATTCCTTCGCTTCTGTAGTACAGCCGGAGGTGCTGTCCTTCGGATAGTGGGATCTATTTATATTAATAATCAATAAGTTAATAAATATATGCCGTAAATTTGTTGTACCAACGTCGCTCAGAACCTGGGGATTCGACTAAAAAATGTTAGACTTGACGCGGTTGAACGGTTTCACTTTGAGAGGATAAAAATGATAAAGAGAGAAGCTTTTCTTGATGGCCTTCTGGAAGGCCTAAGCAGTATTTCTTTTTTATTCACTCGGATGACCGCTACAGATATCGATCGCATTTGGCGTAAATCCTTCCCATATCAAAAAAAGAACCGGCTAGGCTCCTTTGACGACGACCGCAAAAACATTTATCAGGATTTTGATAAAGCTATCCGTTCCACCGTTGGTGATCGGAGGCTTTGAGTAAATGGCAGATAAAACTCTTTCTGATAAGACCTCGAAAGCAAGACAAGACCCCGCCGCTCAACCAACGATACAGGCGATCTCGGCGTTTTCCGGGCCGTTGCCAACTCCTTCTGATCTAGAGAGGTACGGGAAGATTATTCCTAACGGGGTCGAAAGGATAGTGGCGATGGCGGAAAAGGAGCAGGAAGCTCGCCTTTCTATCGCGAAACAGGATTCTTTGAATGAGACTGCCGCCCAGCAGGCTAGGGCTACGGCTTTGAAAGGTGCTATTTATCGAAATATTATTGGGACTATTTCCGGTCTAATCGTCGGCCTAGCGGATATCTACATAGCCTATCTTGTTACCATGGCGGGGCACGATGGGGTAGGCATTGCTCTGGCGGCATTGCCTGTAGCCGCCATTGTTAAAGCTTTCATTTGGACTGACAGGAAAACCGATAAATAACCTGACGCTTTCATTGGATCGCTTTCACCACCGCGTCTTTATCCGCGGCTACTCTTGTAAGAATTTCTGCACTTTCTCCAGCCAGGCTTGCACCTTCTCCGAGTAGGCTTTCGCATCTGGCGAGGCGCTCTTGAGTACGGTCTCCGGTATCTCTGGCTGCTTGCAGATCACTCTTGGCTCTGGTGTCTGCGGCGTCGCGCACCCGGACAGCAGTAACCCGCACAGCGCGAGCGTCAGATAAAGCCTTGTCTCGCGCGGCAAGCGCATCAGCCAATTGTCTTGATTGTTTCTCATAGCGTTCCTGCGCCTCCTTTTCTACCGCCCTGGTCTGCTTCTGCCAATCAGATTTAAGCTCGCTGATCTGAGCTTCATACTTCTCCGCCGTCGAGGATCTTCCTCTGGAGTATCCCCAGAACGCAGACACTATCAAAGCGCCAATGATGACACCGGCAATGGCCAAATTCTTTTTTATCATTCCTGACCCTTCATACAGATCCGATACTCTTTTTCCCGCCGATTCACCAGCCCCGGGTGCTTCTTATTTTTGAAGTAGCACCAGCGCCTGATTTCGGTGCAGGCTCCTTTGTAGTCCTTGCGATTCAGCTTCTTCACGAGTGCCGAGCTACAGAATTTCTTTTGGCCGATGTTGTAGGTTAGACGGAGATAAGCGTCGAGCTCCCCTTCCGAGAGCGGCACTTTGACACAGCGGCTGATCCCTGTCTTCGCCATCTCGGTATCCCGGTACAGTCTCTGGAGCGCCTGCGTCGGCTCAATAGTGTCCCCTTTCTTCACACCGGCTGTTGTCCCCCACCCGATAGTGGGGACGTCTCCTTTCACGGGGACATAGGCGGTTGAGCTATAGCCCTCGTACCCGGCGATCCCTACCAGCGTGGCGGCTGATACGGTCATTGCGGTGATCTGGTAGCGGTTCATATAAATCTCCATCTTTCCCCATACGAGCGCCCCGTCCTTCGGTTTCTCGTTATAATGCCCTCTGTAGGGTTTCTCTCCTTACGTAGGTGGTCTAGTAAGTGGTCTATAGAGTCAGTAGTTTTTCCCCGGAAGAGCGCATGCTTTCCCGGGGATTTTTTACAGAGATCGGATAAAACCGATGACGCCCAACGCGCCCCCGATAATGGCGCAAGCGACCAGCACGAGTTCTTTCCAGAAGTGAAAACGCTCCTTTTTGTATTCGCTGATAGCCGCTTGCTGAGCCTGTTTCAACTTCTGTTCATCCATAAAAGCCTCTAGCTTATCTATTCTTTCTTTGGTATCATCTCCCACGTACAGACCTCATATGTACACATTGCTCAGTCCCCGAAAGAGCTGCAACTCTTCCGGGGATTTCTTTTAGCTGAGAAAGAGCTCCTTCTCTGCCTCTCGTCTCCTTACCAACCCCGGAAGCTCCCTCCCTCCCGCTCGCGCCCAACGCTTGAATTCATACCCCGCATTAATTACCTTGCCGGCATTAAAAAGTTTGAGGAGAGTAGATCTGCGGAGTGCCCCAGCGCCACAGTTGTATGCAAAATCCAATAAAGCGATGAACTGCCCTTGCGTTACAGCGACCCTGACAGATCGGGACAGCACATCACGAAGACGGTAAAGCTCAGACTCCAGAAGCTCGTCTGCCTCCTCTTGAGTAATCTTTATGTTCCTGATGACAGGGTTCCCAGATGCCAGGCGTGTAGAGCCATAACCCACAGTCCATACCCCCGCAGGATCCCGGTAGGAAGCCAGCCGACACCCCTCGTTCGACTTAATGAAGGGGACCGCAATTGCCGGGTCCCACGCCGAAAATTCTTTCTTTTCAGCCATGATCTCTCCTTATTTTGTCAGCCAAAGGACAAGAACTGCTGTCACGACTGGGGCAATAAACGCCTTGACAATCTCGAGCAAGAACTCTCTTCTTTCCTTTTGTTTCTCTTCAAATTCGGCCCGCACACGCCTTTCAATTTCCTGCTCTTTCTGCATATCCATAAGCACACCAACCTCTTGCTTTAGTTTTTGAATTTCAGCTATACTGGCGCTGTGCATAAGTTCATCTGTGTTAAGTGGAATAAAAAAGCCCTCGGGAGTTCGCTTCTCCCGAGGGTTTTCGTTTGATGGGGAGGATCCCCTATCCTTCTATTCGTCTCTGTGCTGCCGGTGAATCTCTCCCCCGCTCACCACATCTGACGCCATCGCCTCTGACCGCTCTTCCATCGCCTTCAGCATCTTGCGGATCGGCGCCGGGATGATTGCCCCATACCCCATGCGCTCAATATTCTCTAAAATGCTGCCAAAGTCGTTCAGGCAGAAAGCAAAGACCGCCGCATCCCTGACACTGACGAAAGGTATGACCGAAGTGATATCCAGCCCATGGCAAAGTGCCACGAGGCTCAGCATGACGATCTTTTTGGTGATGCCAAGGAACCCCGTACGGGAATTCCACTGCCCGGTCTTCATCGCGGCATAAGTACCGCTCAAATAGTCGACTACGATAAAAACAAACAGCCATTCAATCGCGTCATCGACCGGGCCAAAAAGAAAGGAGCACAAGGCTCCCAGAATCCCGCCAACCGCCAGAAAAACGCGGGATGAAAAATCAGGAATCAGATCCACCTGTGCCCCCATCAAAGACATTGCTCAGCCTTCAGCAGCAGAATCCGTGATTTCGTCCCCGGACTCGTCGTATGTCTTCTCAATTCCCTTATTGGCGTCCATCCAAACATCAAAAGATATTGTTCGGACACGAGTCTTCGGCACAGAGGCAAGCGCCTCGCGGAGTTTACGCTGAGTTTCGGCGGAGTCCGCAGAATCACAGTTCATGAGAATTTGAACGGTATACCGGTTGTAAACGGTCATGGTTTGCTCCTATTGAAATGTAAAGATTGATATTTGTGGCCCTATGCCGTACGCCGCCACATATTTACCGCAATGTAGGGGTTGCGGACGCTAAACGCCTGCCCACCCCCTGTTTCCCCAACTCCCACCGTGTGCGTGTGGTTCCCTGCGCCGTCGACTCCGACGTTATGCATATGGCTGGCATTAATATTCACGATGGAGGAATCGGTAGCGTAACCGCTGTTTGACGGTTGGCTGCCCGCTCCAAGGCTGCAGATGCCGCTGGCTGTGACGCCAAGGCCGCCCGGGTTGAAAGAGCCCGTGAGGTTGGCTGTGTCCGTTCTTGCGGCGTGCCCATGCAATCCCGCCTCCCCCGTCCACGCAGTATGTGCATGAGACGGCATCTCTTCTACCGTCAGTGTGTGGGTATCTGAACCACCCTCACTCCCCACAGCGAACCCACCGCCTGCTGCCACTAAAGCACGGCCAGCCCCAATTGCCACCCAAGTTCCGCCAAAGAGTGTCCCTGGGTCGGTCGAATCAATAGAGCAATAGATAGAACCTACTGGATATGCCGCAAGCTTTGCCTCAGCGACAGCCGCCGCGATCAGAGAGCTCAGCTCATCCTTTTTCGCGTAACCAGCAAGAACAGAATCCGCCTCAATCGCCTGGATGCTCGCCGCTTCCTGAGCTTTCACAGCGGACACAGAAGAAGCCTGCGCGGCCGTTACGCTCTCAGTTGCTGTGGATTGGGTGGCTGTCACAGCCGCTACCGCTTCATTTTTTTGTGTTTGAATCGCTGCTACGGCCGTCGCCTGAAGATCAGTTATGGCTTGCTTCCCCTCAGAAATTGTGGTCGTCGCAGAGGAGGCTGAAACCGCAGCCTTATCCGCGGACGTTCTGGCGTTCGCTTCACTTGCCGTGATTTGGTCGAGAATGTCCTGTGCCTGCTGTTTAACGTAAGCGGCTTCTGTACCGCCTTCCGCATCCAACTGGGCAACCAGCTCCTCAAGCTTTTTCTGCAAGCTCGCTATGCCTGCCTCGACATCGCCAGAAACAGAACCCCCTGCCGCGGTGACAGCAGAAACCTGCTTACTTCCCTCATCTTGAATTTCTTTGATTTTGCTGGCGGTCTCTGTTACTACCCCGGACGCGCTTTCCGCGGCCGCGTCAGCGCTCGCCTTGGCTTGCGTTGCGAAGCCTTCCGCCGCCGATGCCCTTGCTTTGAAATCAGCAAAAACATCCGCAAGCTGATGAAGATTCTCCGCGCTTGGCTCTAACCCGTTTTGCTCGATAAGAGTAGTGAATTCAACCATCAGCATGTAGTAAAACCACGCCCCGGGCGTTGTCGGCGGCTTCCCCGTTACAGGATCCCCATTGGATGGATAGCCAACAGACGGATTACTGGGTCGCTTCGGCGGCGTGTCAGAAGCATCCGCTAAGAATTCAAATTTCATGGTGCCACCTAAAAGAAAATACCTTTATCGGGAAACGGTTCTTCTCGATAACAAAAAACCCCGCCACCAGATGGAACCGTCTGAACGGGGTTTGCCTGTTTTATGAAGGTTTAATTAAATATGAATGCAGGGGAGCAGAACCAAAGCCGGAGGCTGTACCGTTCCGGATCGCCCATAAATCGGGTTACTGCGGCTGGCGTCAAAAAACCTACCGATAGATCCACCAGACCCCACGCTTGATATCTCCTGTGAGCCCCATCCACGGTCAAAAGTCGCATACACAGCCCCCGAAGCTGTGGTCGCCGTGCCTACATCATTATCTTCATAAGCCGCTCGCCAAGCGCCAGTGATGTTCGGAAGACCAGGCTGAAGATAAGCGCCAACGTTTGAAGTCCCACCCCAAACTGTACGATCTATCAAATAAGGGACATTGAAAGTTGTAGAGCCATTCCCCGCCCCATACTGCGTCCCAATCATCGCAAATAGATTCGGATACCCCGTCCGGCTCACGGCTCTCCCATCACAGACCAGCCAGTTCCCATTAGGGGGAGTGGATTTCGGGAAAAACATAATCATCCCGGAAGGGACCACTTCAACCTGTGAGACTTTCGCCTGAATCTGTGCCGCCACATCAGACAAAGCCTGATTCACGGTCCTGATCTGCGCTTTAATCGCGGCGTCAAGCTGAGTCAGATCCGCCGCGTCGGGAGTAACCCCTCCCCCTTTGATCGCGTTAACGATCTCCTGGGTAACGGCGTTGTACCAATAATCGCCAATCACCGTCGCAAGAACACCCCCCGTAGGGCTGCCGTTTGTCGGATATCCCTCTGAAGAAGCAGAATTCGGCAGCTCCGGGGGATAAGAAACCGCGCGGGACTGATAGACTGATTTCATATTTATTAATCCTCAAAATACCCAAAAATTACATTGGTATGCGCTGGGGCGTAATGCCGGATTACGCATTCAATGACAGAATCCCCCCACCAGGCCAGCGCCTCTTCCGCTGTCCCTATCGCCGTATGCCTCGAAACGGTAGCGCCGGCATTTTTGTAAACATGGACTCTCCACTGCGATGCCCAGCCCACCCCGCTCGCAAACGGCGTTAAAACTGTGCTTAAAACCGTTTGATTAAACAACTCGTCAATCGTGATGCTGTATCCATAGGTTTTTGCCAGATCAACAAAAAACTGAAGACTCTGTGACCCGATTGTTGTAATTTTCTGCAGCAAGGCCTGCCGGAGAATGGTTTCAGTCAACCCATCCGCGAGCAGCGACCCCCAGGCCTCAAGGCAGGAATCAGGAACCCCCCATTGGGTGATCCAATCTTCAAATGTCTCAGAACAAAACCGCGGATCCGCCTCATTAATGAGCGCCATTGCCTGCGAATCTACACGGGAAAACTCCACCGCCCAACATTCAATCAGCATCGCCATTACGGAACCGGTATCATCCCGAGGCCATGCTGGCCCAGGAGGCAGCAACGCTTTGATATTGGCGTCATATTCAGCTGCGGTTACTGCCATGTGATTTCTCCAACAGTGGGAAGAATCTTGTTCCCTAGCGCTATATTCCCGGCCGGTGTGACGAGCGTGTGATCTGCCTCACCGACAGCCGCGGAAATAGCGGCTCGGATATGGGACAAATAAATCACTGCGCCCGGTCCGCCTTCCTGCCTGAAAAGTGTCTCCAGAGAGGCTTTTACCGCGGCTTTCACCGTGTCATTGTTAGGGTCGAGCCCGGATATCGTGAATGGAATTGCCTGAATGGTCGGCGCAGATACGGTGACATTAGCCGTAACCGGGCGAACAGAGTCAATGTATGACTGCACTTTCTTAATCATTTCTGCAGAGGGCAGAATGTCGCTGCTGTTATCGCATACGAAACGGATAACCACCGTCCCCGGCCCTCCTTCAAGCGGGTACACCCAAGCCCTGGTTACTCCCTCAATCTCAAGTGCCCACGCTTTGTAATCGGCCGCAGTCCCGGCATGCGGTGGCTCCCTTACCCGCGAAAGCAGACGCGCGCGCAAAGATTCGTCCGTTTCCTCGTCGGCCCCTCCGGAAATGCCCTCTGCCGTCTTGCATTCGCTGGAAATTCCTTCAATAGGAGAAACAAGAACTAACGTGTCGCCCGCCGATACATTGCCTGCCGTCCCCGCAGTCAAAGCTCTGACCGACGCTTTCCCTTCCGAGACCGCGGATGTCGTTTCATATACCGCCTCATTATCAGCCTGCAGCAAGGTTCCCTCCGGTACCGTGGCTCCCTCTTCCAGGACTGTAAAAACCACCGTGCCGCTGGCCAGAGAGGGCTGTTTGCGGACAAGCCCGTAAATAGACGCCCAACGGTCAAGGTACTCCGCCTCTGCTGTATCAAAAAACAACTGTCGGCTTAAAAACTCAATAAAGCCGTGCAGCTCATGGCTCACCCCTGCAAGCACACGCGCATACACTTTCGCGTTGGATCTGCGAAGCTGAGAAGTTGATAACCGTGACTCAAGATCCGCGTCAATGCGGTCAATCAGCGTTTGTAAATTCGGTCTTTCAAATGGCATTTTCAACTTCCCCAAACGTTCTGAAACTGCAGGTTAAGTGTTGCCTGATCAGGTCTTTTTATGACTACATTCAGATTCAGCTGCTCCACCCCGCCTCGTTCCGCGGAAACGCTTACCGATTCCGCTACATGGTCATCGACCAGCCACTGAAGTGCATCCTCGGCATACTCCCTCGCAAGCTTCAGCGTGCTGTCGGTCAGTACCTCTCTGGATAGCAGCCAGAGTTTTGATCCTATTGGCGGCTCATCATCGTTATATGAATCTGCCCACCACCCCATCCTGCTTTTCCCCGGCAGCACATCATCTTCCCCAGCCCGCTTCCAGGAAAAAAGGCTGATGATGATGGAACGAACCAGTGGCTCAGTATCAAAGTCTGAAAGTGTCGCCTGATGCCTGCCGTTTAAGAAAAACTGCATATTTCATCCCCCTCCCAAGCGACAAATTATTCCTGATACAAAAAGCTTTAACCAAGGAAGCGCTCGTCCCCATAGCCTTATCTTTTGATCCGGATCCAGTAGTTTTAAGATGAGCATGGCTATAACTCCCATGTGCCCTCACCATTACTGAGGTCATAAAAAACCCAGCCAGAAATCCCGTCTGACTGGGTTTATGTTTATTGAATTGTGTTGTAGCTAGACCAAAGCTTTTAATCCCACCTTGATCAGCTCAAGAGTGATCGGATGTGCCCTTCACATCTTTTGATCAGGGGAGCTGCCGCCGTTATGTGTATGGTTATTGTAAGTGTCGCGGATCGATTGCAGCCTGCCCCTCGCGTCATAAATCTGAGCCTTCCCCACGATGTCGCCCTCTACTGTGACTGACCCGGAAAATACAGCCGCCGGGGCGTCCACAGCCAAAGTTTTATCCGTATGGATCCTTATCCCCTCCCGAGCCAGGACGACTTCCTGCCCCTGGTCATCGTAAAGAGCGACCTCCCCGGAAGTAAGGCCTGTCAGCCTGTACCGGCGGTCAGCGACACAAATCGCGATTGAATGCTCTCTGTCCCCATCCAAAGCGACAATAAGCGGTTCAGCGCCGGTCTTCGGTTCAGAAGTGAACCCATACGGCTCAAAATGCTCGACATCATCCCGGAGGTCTCCCGCCATTGTCTCGGCCTGAATAGTTCGCATCTTCTTCCTCCCGGCCGATCCTGTCAGGCGTCCTCTGACTATCAAATTCCAAATAGCGTCTTTAATATCGTCAAGCATTACTTTCCCGTCCATGCGGCATCAGCTACCGTCGCCTTCACATAATTCCTGCTGCTACCAGTTTTTGCCGCCGCTTTCTTCGTGGCTTTCTTTGCCATCGCCTCATCAGGAGATTCATTCATCATGACGAAAGCTTCAGGCGGCATCAGCGTCAGCTGGGTTTTGGAGCCTCCGGAATCTTTCGTAAAGCTGACCTCTGTAATCAAATACTGAGCATCAACCCCCAAAATAGAATCTTTAACCCGGCAGAGCCGATTGACCTTCCACAGACTGCCGTCACTTTGCCGCCACCCCTGCACGGTGTAGTGCAAAGCCTGAGCCTGCCCGCGACGGTACTCGGCCAAAAGAACCGATCTTTGCTGGAGATCCGCAGCCGTGGGAGACCCACTTAGCTTCTCTACGTAATACCGGGGGCGCTGTACCTGACTATCCTCCGTGTACCTGAACGCTCCATTCGCGGAAACCGGATGAGTGCTCCCTGAGTTGGACTGCTGCCCCACCACATAGTAACGGCTGAACAGTTTTGAAGAATCAAATGTCTGGTCCCCGGATAAGACGTTTTTCCCTAACTCCAGAGAGTCAGCGGTGCGCCCACCACCGCCGGGGCTCGCCATTACCAAATCGCCGCTTTCATTATCCGTGATGACGAGGGTATGCTTCTTCACCACGCCATCCAAAATCTTTTTTATGGAATCTGTGGCGGCAATAGCCACCGACGCTTTTGGGTCTTTCCCTGCCTTCTGACGGACTACCGACACTCCATACGGTTTTGCCAATAGCTGGAGCGTCTGCGACACTGTCAGATTCGTGAATTGCTTAACGCTCTTAACCGCCATATATCCTTCGGCAAGATCAACGGTTTTACTCGCCCCTTCTATGGACAGTTCGATACCTTTTTCTGAATATGAGAAATTTGTCTTGGTTACGTATCCGGTCAAAACCAGGTCATCATCAATCTTTACCCGCACCAGATCGCCGATCTTAATTCCTATCCCAGTCCCCGCTGACTCACGGGTAAAACCCACTCTGAACACTCTCGCGTAGCTCAGCAGCTTTGAAGATATGCTGACAAGCTGCCACGCGCGGTATTCTTTACCACCAATCAGAAGTTTTACGACCGTTTGTTCCATAATAAAAAAGCGCCCTGTTCCCAGAGCGCTTAATCCCCCTCCTTAACTACCGTCTCATCGGCACCCCGATTCATTGCATATGTAGGTGCGCCCATTCCTGGTGTCTTCCCAAACCTCCCCAAGACCATTCCTTCCGACCCTTCTCATGTCAAGGAATGAAGGTGGTGTTTCCTTTTGGATAGGCTCCCTCAACCTGACGGTTCCCCCCTTCCCTGCCCTAAATACATATCCGCTAGGGGAAACATAAACCCCGTTTTTATCAAACTTCCCTTTTCTGGAAGCAGCAGTAGCTTCTCCATGCAGGGGCTTATCCTGCGACGAAATGGGGGCCCTTCTCTCGGGAGAATTCCCACCAGCCGAAACGGCAGGTATTGCCACAAGCAAACCTAACAGCAATACGAAAATCTTTCTCATGCTCCCCTCCATCAGCAGAAACACCTCTGCGTAGGCAGAGAAAAGCTTCTCATTTCATCTTACCGCCCAGGAGGGATCTTAAAAAGAAAAATTAAGTACTCAAAAGTTTCAGGGGCTTCGCGGGGACAAACGCCGGTCTTCGAATGCCGTTACGCTCAACAATTTCAGTATCCCGCGCGGCGTCTCCGTAGTAATCATAAGCCAGCACCAGCGCCGGCATGATCTCCTCGGGGGTGTAGTCAATCAGCCGGGCTTTGTTTTCTGCCCGGACCGTCATGTCATTCCACACGGACGAGTAAGCCAAAGAAAGCGCTGAGTACACGCTGTCATCCGACACCTTCAGCATCTCATTATCAATCGCGGAAAGCAGGCTATCACGTACCGCAATCATGTCGTCATAAGCCATCACCTGGGAAGGCTGAGTTTCATCTACCCGATCAAGACCCGTCCCAATGTTGCCTGCCGCCCCAACGGCGTTACTGATACTGATCAGCCGGATCCCCGTGTTAATAGCCTCAACAGCCTTCGCGGTTTCATAATCAGCCGTCCCGGATGGGTATAGGATCGAATCCCTTACATTGAAATCCGCCCCATATGAAATCCCCTGGGCAAGATAAGCCACCCGCCGCCAGTCCCTCACCGTTTCTACAAAAGAACCAAGACCAAGCGAACTCACAAGCGTACTCGCAAAAGCGCCCGGATCCGTCGTCAGAACCGTCGCGGCCACCTTTGCCAGTTCATCCAGCTCATCTAACTTAAACATCGTGGCGAGCGATTGTATCCCCTCATTTTTCAGGGCTGACTCAAGCCTTCCCACAATGTTACTGACCACAAAATCCTGAGCCCCTGACAAGTCAATTGCCGTGCCCACATAATTCTGTGCCGCCTCAGCTATCCCATCCGCTTTAATACAAACATCATCGTGCGTACTGATTGAAGCCGTTGGGAAGGACAGCTCACCAGATTCCACGAATGTGATTGAAATCTGCGCCAGCCGAAGCCTTGTTGTGTACGTTACCTGGCTGACAGATTGAGGCGTCGCTGTCATCCTCCCTACCCACGGGTCTACCAGTTCGCCCCCGCCCTGCGTCTCGAGCGCCTTAACCAGCGCGCTCATACGCTCGACATAATCCCTCCCGGTCGTGAACGCCTCTACCGTTACAATCCGAGCGGCCCGCCCTAGATCCTCTACAAAAGGTTTGTCTTGCTGAGGGTATTCAAAAAGCACCACTCGCCGTCCCACTTTCAGCTTTGTACTGGTGACATAGAACGGAACTCCGCGGTACGACGCATCCATGAGATTTTTCTGTGCTTCTGTTGCTGCCGATGATACTGTCATTTAGAAAGAATCTCCCGGGTCATAACTCTTCGCATCCGCCGAAATATTCATATTGCGGGCATCCAGATTATCGATTCTCGCCTTTGCCCCGTTTTCCCCAACCACATGAATCGTCATGCTGCCAACTCCAGCGGCCGGAGATGAGGGAGAACCACCGGTAGCAGGGACTCCTGGGACTGCGGGTGCAGGTGCTGTTCCTCCTCCGCTCCATCCGACAAGATCTTTCAGCCACGACGGCGCCAGATTGGCCAGCGCGTCAAGCTTCGACATAATCCAGTCAAAAATCGGCTGGAGGATAGGTTTCAAGGCATCCCATGCCGCGCGAATAGGAAACGTAAGCGCGACAAAAGCATCGCGTACCATCCCCGCCAAAAACACAAGCGCTCCGCCTATCACTCTGATAACCGGAGAAAGCCCGCGTATGATCGCGGAAATGGCGTCAATCGTTGTCCCTATGGAAACAGCCAGCACTCCTGCAAAGGCCAGAAATACCGTTTTCAAAACACGGATAACCGGGCCCGCCACCTCATAAAATTTTGCGGCGAGTATGCGCAGTTTCTCCGAAATGACATCCCAGTGCTGATAAATTACAGTCGCCAGATACACAACCGCGGCAACAGCCCCCGCGATAAGAAGCCCCGGGAGCCCGAAAGACGCCATAAAAACGACTCTCACCCCATTCAGCGCGCTGACAAGCCGGGCGACGCTCATGATAAACCGTCCGATGCCCACACCCGCCAATACAGCGAGAATCGTGTTCACTCCGCCGATAGCGTTAAACACCCACCCAAAAGCACCGATTACCGATGAAATCACTGTAATGACGGTGTCCCAGGGAACGCGCTCCAAGGCGTCAGAAAATGCCTGAACAGCCTCCGCGATCTTCTGGCTGATCAGCTCTTTGTTTCTCCCGATCACATCTTCCAGACGTTCAACCACCCGTTTGATGACAGGGGCAAGCCGCGCGCCAATGGTCGTCTGCAAAGCTGAAAGTGACATATGGAAAATATCCATTGTGTCGCCAAGCTCAGCTGCCGCCTTGACGTCATCAGAACTGACAACAATCCCCAGCTCTTCAGCTTTCTTTGACATTTCGTCAAGCCCGGCTGCCCCGTCCTTCATCAGAGGGATCAGCCTGGCGGCCAGCTTGTCGCCAAAAACGTCCGTAAGAATCTGAAGCCTTGTCGCGGGATTCTCATTAACCTTGATCGCCTCAGAGAGTTCCCGAAATACCGTTGCGGAATCTTTAACGTGGCCCTTTGCGTCTTTCCATGAAACGCCCAAATCAGAAAACAGTTGGGGAAGATTTTTATTTTCCCCACTCGCGGCCTTCCCCATCTCCCCGGAGAGCTTGGAGAGCGCCCGATCCATTTCTTCGGCGTCCATCCCGGAAAGTTTCGCGGCAAACCGAAGCTTCTGCAGCGCTCCGGTTCCTACCCCTGCCCGCTGAGATGCCTTGTCAATTGCGTCTCCCAGCTCGATAAACGTCTGGACAGAAGAAGCCACAGAGAACAGCCCCGCGCCGCCTACTGCCATCAATGGCGCGAAAACCTTTGAGGCAACGTCCCCAGCGGATCGGCTCACTCTGTCAAAAGCCCGATCAAGGCTCCTGAGATTCGTCCTGACTTTCTTCAGTTTCTCGGATATTTCGTCCTGGCAGGCAAGAACAGTTTTCAGCGAGAATACTTTGTTTGTTGCCGCCATCGTTCTTCCTCTTCGTGAATCTCGTTTGCCTGATACAGCAGTTCCTGGATGTCAGACAAAGGCCGTTCTTCAAGTTCAAAGGGGTTGATGCCCCACCAGTGCGCCAGCTGGAACACCCGCCCCCTGAACTCTTTCTCACTTATTCCGGCGCACCACCGAAAAAACCAAGGACCAGCGCCATCAGCCCAATAAAATCAGAAGCCGAAATCTGATCCACAGTAGACGGAGGAATAGCCGCCAGCCGCTCGATATAGTCGTAAACAACTGCCGCGTCGACACGCTTCTCCCCGGTAATCGGGAAGCCAAGCACCTTGATGTCCTTCGCGGTCGGCTCGCGCAGCTCCAGTACTTCAATCGTGTCTTCGCCGCGCTTGATCGGCGCCGTAAGTTTGAATTCTGCCGCTCCCATCAGGACCACGCTCCTTTAACGCCGGTAAAAGTCAGCTCAATTGTGCCTTCTCCGGTTTTGTAGCTCACATCACCGGAAACAAAAGCGTCAGAAAGCGTGTAAACCTTCCCTGTCACCAGTTCCGCGGTGACAGTGAACTCCGTCCCATTCAACAGTTTCTTCAGCGGGAAATCCGCCGTAACATTGAATGTCCCCGAAATAGTCGGGGCAACCGCTTCCTCCGAATATCCGGCAAGCCCGGTAGACCCCATAACAGCCTCCCGCTTCACCTCCGTGGACTGAATGGAAATCGAATTGGAACTGACACAGAAAGCTGCTCTCCGTCAACCTTCAGGTAACACGTACCCGCAATGCCTTTAGCCATTTTCTAAATCCTCATTCGTTGTACTGAAGACGGAACTGAACCAGTGTCGCGAAAATCCGCAGCTGATTCACAAGATCGGGCGGCAGGAGTACATCTACCCGATTCGGGTCTGACGCGTTTCTCTCAACAATCAGGTTTTCAGCAAATGCCTCCGCGTTCTCGACAATGCCCTCGGTCTCCAGGCGGGAATACATGGCGATAATTTCTGATTTGATTACAGAAGGCGTTACAATCGCCTGACCAGGACCGTAATGCGTCCCGTCATCCGCCAGTTTGCAGCGCGGATACTTAGACGTGACAACACTCTTAAGGCGCCGAATGATGTAAGCCAAAGAATGGAGTGTGTTGCTGTCAAGATAACTGGTATCAGCGTCCCCCAGGCTATTTGTCTGATAGGTCGTAATGCAGCGCTCAATTCTCACATACCCACCCGCGACATAACTGGTCGCGATTCCCGATGTAAGCAGTGTCTGCTTCTCGGTAAGGGTAAATCTCTTCCCAATTGGAGAAGGCGTAATCCCAACCAGTTCAAGCGTCTGAAGCGGACGCGCCGGATCATTCTGAATAGCCGTGAGGCAGCTCCCGGCCAGCGCCCCAAGAACCTCAACCGCGAGACTCGGGCATTTCGGCTCAACGGCCATCACCGTTAAGTGCTGGTCATTAAGCCCTTTCCCAAACGTCTGAAGATTACTGACGGTATCACGCTTCGCGGTATACACATGCCCATAAATCTGCCGGGTAGGGCTCCACCTGCCGGTTTTGTCATTCATTTCCGTGGTGAAACTCGCAATATGAGCTCCATCCGCGTATGGCATGGCGATGAAATCATACGATTCATCCCCCATGGCTGTAATAACTGCCTCCAGATCGACCTCTCCCGATCCCCCTGACAGAGTGGCAACTTCGCACGCAATGCCTTCAGGCAGTTCCTCCCCCGCCGCATATCCTTGGAAGTTCAACTGCAGAGCAATGTCATTCCCATATGCGCCGGTATTCTTTGCCTGGATCGTGACAACGCCTTCTGACGCTTCAGCCGTTACCGGCAAATCGGTTTTGGCGTTAATCCCCGCAGTGACCGCCTTCGCAACTGCGGCAGCGTCTGAGGAGTTCGGGATATTAATAGCTACGCAATCCGCCCCAATGTAAACGTAAACCGTTCCCGCCGCCGTGACCGTCCCGGAAAAAGTGAGGGTTCCTGATGCTTTCTTCCCGCCTTCCGGGTCGGAGACAGCAATAGCCCATACTTCGCCAACGCTGTTATTCTCGCGGAACGCTGAATTCATCCGCGCCAGCATCGACCCATGGCCAAAAAGCTCTTTCCCCTGGCTGTCACCGGTAACCAGAACCGGGACTCCGTCTTCTGCCTTGCCACTGGATACCTTCTGCCCAATCAGAAGCGCTTTCAGGTTGTTTGACCCGATATTCGCCTGGGAATTATCAACCTCAGCATAAAAAAGCGGGACCCTGACCCCGCTGGGAATATTTGAAAACGAAATTGCCATTTAAGACCCCGCTTTTTTGTCTAAATTAACCTTAAAACTTACTGCATCAACCCAGTCCGCCGGGGCTGGATCAATTTTCGAATCAATACCTTTCAAATCAGGCAAGCCATCAAGCTCCCGCCCATGCCCCGTATCTGCGTCAACAACGTCGTAAGAAACAGAGAAAGACAGCTGAAGCGCCAGCCGGGCCCGATTAAGATCCGGATCTGAATAGCCTTCATAGACAATCTCATCCGTCTCGGCGGTTGAGGTTCCTAGAATCGCTTTGAAAATCTCAGCCTTCAGATCTTCAATCGCGTCAAAAGCATCCTGCCCTCGTTCCTGATCAGCCGTAGATACCAAAATAACAACACAAAAGATCTGTTTGACACGCTGTCGGTAATCGGTCCCCATGCTGTCCATGTCTTCCCCGATCTCAGATACCGGCAAAACAAAGGCGCAAGGCATCGGCAGATTGGTAATATCAATGGCCGCGTATTCCGCCGCGCCCCCAACCCGCCCTTCAAAACTCGAGCAGTAGGCTCTAAGAGCTGAAATGATCGTCGCAAGCTTCATCCCGATATGATCCCCGGCTTAAGTGCCTCATCAAGAATTTCCGCCATATCTTTCTGATACGCTTCATTCCCGTATTGATTGGCCGCCTCAACAATCCAGTTTTTGCGAGGAGCCGCTACCTTTTCCCCGTGCCTCTTTTTGTGCTGCTGCCGTCTGTCCGGCTTACGAAGCGCGTTCCTGTCCGCTCCCGGCGCCCTGTGCCCCCAATACACAAAAGCGGGGTAATAAGCTCCCCGCTCCCGAATGCTGTTGGTCATATAGTTGGCAATACCAACCGAAAACCCTGAATGGGACACCCGGTACTTAATCGAGCCCCTGAGTTTCCCCGTACTCATCCCCGGGAATTCATCCGCCTTCGAAACTCCTCTGGTACTGACGTTCTTCTTGGCCATCCCCTGGACTTTCTGTCCTATCTTTCGGAATGACCGTTTCAGCACCTTGGTGTCAAAATCGACAAAACGGAAGGGCTTCCGGAACCGAACCGAAAACTCAAGCGCAGATGCTTTATCCATGGAGTGCCTCACATTCAAGTGCGGTAAATCTCCCCACTCCATTCATGTCAGTGACGCGCCGGACGCGATACGTAATCCCATCGCAATCAAGCTCAATCATCCGTTTCAGACTTGGAGGGGTCGTCTGCAGTGACTTTGAGTACCGGATAATGAATCGATCTGTCACGGTTTCTTCAACATTCACCGAGTCCCAGTAATTCTGCCCGCCTACTATTTCATGCTTCGCCCATGCTTCCAGCATCAATACTCGCTTTTCTGAAAGCGCCGAAGCCCCCGAAGAAGAGAACGCAACGTTATAAATCGCAACCCGCCTTCTCATTTCGCCTACCGTCGGAAGCTGCATATCGCCCCTCAAAAAGTTCTATACCCATCCAGCAAATGGTCATAAAACCGCCGACCGGTAGCCACTGGGCTCTCAGACGCCCCCCGCTTCTCATACAGATCCGTTACGGTCAGAAGCACCCATGTTTTGACTGCCGCGGGGACGGTATCCACAGACTCACACAGCGCGTTGCTATCCGCCCTCTTCACGATCTCCCGCCCACATATCTGCTCACACTGCGCGGTAGCCGCGGCAATATATGCTGTGATAAGGGCGTCATCCTCGGTGTACTCAACACGCAGCTGCTTCTTCGCTGTCTCCAGATCTACGGCGCCAACAACATCACTCATTTTCCCCGCCCTTCTTCACTGCCTTCCGCGGTCTGCCCTCCGGTTTGAGCGCTTTTGCCGCCCGTGCCAGCCCGGCTTCAACCAAAACAATGGCATATGGGTCATAAATCTCTTCAACATCTCCAGCCTTGTGACGCCCAATCATTGAAAGGCTGTCTTTCAGAAATTCAATTCGCATACAAAAAGCGGGAGAGTTTCCTCTCCCGCCCCAGTCAAACCAAACGGTTATGGCTTATCAGGCCGAAGGAACAGCGAGCGCGCCGCCGATAACCGCGTTGGAATGCTCAACCGCAAGCGCAAGACGACGTTCGGCTCGGATCGTATAGAGGTTCTTGATGAAGTCATCCTCATTCTGCGCGGCAATGTCGACCACCGTAGACATACGGTCATAGACCGTTGCGGCACGGGCGAAGTCGCCGGCAAGGAACTTGCCCTTAGCCATAGCGGCAGACTCAACTACGCGGACTCCCCAGATCGAAGACGACGCGAAGGAGTTAGCCGGAGACCCAAGCAGATACACACCATCCGCCGCCTTCAGCCCCTGAAGAACCGCCCAATCCACCGGATTAAGCACTACCGCGCTTGTGCGGTAGCCCGCGGCGTTAATAGTCGCGAAGCTCACGCGGAGCAGGTCAAGCATCGTCGAGCCGGCGCCGCCAATGTCAGCAAGCTGAAAGCTCTGAGCGGTATAGTTCCCTGCCGCCATAATGCCGGACAGATTGGAAGAAGTCCCATCCCCTGTCAGCAGCTGATCCTCAGCCGCAAGGTCCACACCGTAGATCATGCGCGCGTTAATGAAAGCCTGGAGAGCCGGAGCATCATCAGCAAGCTGACGGGTAATCTTGGTCCAATGCGCGATCACCTGAACAGGGGTCTGCTTCAGTTCGAACTCGAAAGAGGAGGAGGGCTTCAGCGCCGCCTCTGCGACCGTAGCGGCTCCATTCGTGAAAGTCTTCTCACGCATGTACTCAATCGTCTGGGCCGCAGTCGGAATCCTCGGGAAGAGCCCCTCAATCGTAAGCTCACGAGTGTCAAGCGGGACAATACCCGGGACACGATACGGAACCAGTTTTGCCTGAGCCGAAGTGACGGGATTCTCTGCCGACTTATTCGAAACCTCAGCCGACGCGGAACGAGCGCCCGAAGTGCCCTTGAAGCGCTTATAGGAATCAGAGTTTACAAACTGCGCCCCAATCGATTTATCCACCAGATCGGCGGCACCCTCTGCCTTCTGGGCTTTCTGCTGGATATCCAGCAGCTGGCGGGAAAAAAGCACCTGCTTCTCTCCCAGCTCGTCAATCTTCTTCTGGACATCCGCCTGCGCGGCTTCGCCCTTCTTAACGGATTCCTGCATGCCCGCGATAGAGGCGTCAATCTTGGAAAGAGCCTCAAGAGCGGTATTGATTTCTTCTGTTGCCATATATCAGTTCCTCTGATAGTTAGAACCTTCCGGCGATAGTCTTAAGTTTCGCCAGTACCTGTTTTTCAGCTTCAGACTCAGAATCCCTCTGATCCCTTTCGCTGAGAATCAGCTCTTTGGCCTTCGAAATAAAGGCCTGAGCCTGAGCTTTGGACAGGCCTGCGTCCCGCAGGTTCTCTTCAAGCTCCCGAATAGAAATTGCTCCCTGAATGTCTTCACACTTCACCAGGCCAATACGCGCCCGGTCATCAGCGGGGAATGTGCAGACCGAAATTTCCCGCAGCCCGGAAACTGATTTGATGTTCCGTCCGCCGTCCTCGTTCCAGTCATAGTCCTGTTTGGAAAGCAGGATCCCAACGGAGAGCCCGTCAATCGTCCCCGCTCTCATCGCTTCATAGACATCCCGGGCCTTTTGAATCGAAAGGGTCAGCTTCCCTTCAACATAAAGTCCCTGGGCGTTCTCCTTCATCGCCGTATACCGACCAATCGGGAGATCCATCGTGTTGTGGTTCAGAAAGATCGGCGGCATTTTCTCTCCCAGGACCTTTTGATAGGCTCCGGGGAGAATGGTGTCACCATAGCTGTCAATGCCGTTGAACTTTGAGGCGTAACCGCGGAAAACTCCCGCGTCTCCTTCTGTCTTCAGTTCCACATCATCGAGCGAAAGCGTCTTTTCAATAATCTGCGTCATATGCGCCTCACTGCTTAATTGGTTCCCCCAGCGGGGTCTGGCTGGTGTTTTTCTGCTCCCCAAGCTTGTCAAGCGGGACAAGATTGTTCTGGGCAGTCAGCGCGTCCGCGCCATCCACAACCGGAAGGTTCTCGAGCCGCCTCACCTCATTCCGTGTCATGAAGCCGTTCTGGAGTGCTTTGCTGTAGCTGTCATACCGACTGGCGATATTCGCTCTCTGAAGCGCGCTCATCTTGAACTCGCAATTAAGCGTCTCGCTTTCGAGAACCGTAAACAGCGTTTTCGTAAGCGTTTGTTCAAGGCCAGTGCAAAGCGGCTGAATCGTCGACCGATAAAAGCCTTCAATAATCTGCTCAAGCCCACTTGCCGCCGTACCGCCAGAGCTATTAAGAAGCGCGCTGGGAACACCAAACCACCTACCTATCTCCTCAATCCCAAACTGCCGGGTTTCCAGCAGCTGCGCGTCAGCGGCCGACATCGCGATCTGCTGATATTTCATATCCCCCGGAAGAACATGAAGCCAATCGCTTGAATTCCCGGTCACCGGCGGGAGATTCCCATATCGCTCCCTCAGCTGCCGAATCTGGTCTTCCGTCAGATCCTGGTCAATCATCAGCAGACCGGTCAGCTGGTTGCCATTACCGTACATCGTTGTGGCATTCTTCTGCGCATTCACAAGCTCTGCCGTGGTTGCCTGCATATACTCGAGCGTAGACAACCCCACAATGCCGTTCCCCAGCCCCTTCCAATGCAGAATTTTGTCGGCTCTGAACTCGTAGAGGTTCCCGTCCTTGTAATACTGATAGACAACCTCGCCATTTACCACGCCGACCTCCATCTGGTCAGCGGCAAGAGGTGTCAGACTCACAAGCTGCCCCGCACCGTCCCTTGTAATGAGCGCATACGCATTCCCTCGAAGGAACCGATTCAGCCCCATCGCGAGCCAGAAATCATGCGGCGTCATATTGGCATTTGGCGCGCGGAGCACCTGCCACACTCGGCAATTCCGTTCTTCCTCTCGATTCCCATCAGAATCTCTGCGATAAACAACAATGGGCAGAGACGCTATTGTTTCCGCAAGCAGAGTGACGCATGACCATACTGCCGAAAGCTGAAGGCCATGGTCCGGCGGAATCGGACGGACACCGCTGACGGCTGCCCCCGTTGGCAATCGGTTCTGAACCCCGGACGCGTCGCCGATAGGTGAGCCCCACCCCACCATATGGGCAATAGACCCAAAAATCGAGGATATCTTCATAATTTGAGAAACTCATTCAAATCCATTGCCCGGTGCTCGTCATTCAGCAATGCCCGGGAGAGCGCCATGATCCCTGCTACAACCCCGTCAATCTTGTTCTCCGGGGCGTCCTTCCTGGGATAAATGTTCTCCTTGACATCAACATGACAGACCACGTTGCTTACCATCCATGTAAGAACCGGGTCTCCGTTGAAATGCAGACGATGATCAAGTACCAATGCCTGAAACTGCTTCATAGGATCAGAAAGGTTCGCGACGGTCTGTTTGCAAAGCACCATAGGCACACCGTCATCGCTGAGTTCTTTCGAGAGCTGTACGGCCTGGAATGGGTCATAAGCCACTGATTGAACGGAGTAGCGCCCACAATCCTCAAGGATTGAATCTCGTATCTCGGCGAAATCCGTCACTGGACCTTCACAAACATGGAGATACCCCAAGTACTCCCACCCCTGGTATTGAGAATTCACACCTCGTTCAATCGCTGTTCTTGGGAGCCAATAATCCCCAAACAGGTAGTAGTGGCTGGAACCATCAATCTTTCTCTGGAAAATCTTCACCTTCGCCGTCATGTCGCTCGTAGACGCAAGGTCAAGCCCCAGCCAGCACGGCTCTCCGTCAAAATCCGACTCATCCAGACTTTCATCCGCGCAGGCATCCCACGCCTTCATGTCCATCCAGCCGACATCCGCGTTGCACCAGACATCAAGATGCTTCGTCTTGAAGTTGTTCTCAGCGCTGGGCGTCGCGATCGCTTTTGCCTGCAATGCCCGTATGACCTCAGGCCGGACAGACACCCCCCAGTTCGGGTTGGCTTTTGCCAGCGCCTCGTCACTCTTCCAGTCATCATCCGGATCCAGCGTGTAGATGATCCCAAAATAGGATTCGTCCTGAAGCGACCCTGAAAGAATCTTTGTTACGAGCGTGCGCTGCTCATAACAAATCCCCGTCCGGTCAACGCCTGCCGTTGTGATCGAAACCATTAGCGAATTTCTGCGCTTCCCCAGCGATGTCTCAACAACGTCGAAAACATCTCTCTTCTTATGCGCATGAAGTTCGTCAATAATGGCCAGATGCGTGTTCAGGCCATCCAAAGTAGACCCTTCCGCACTCTTCGCCTGAAAGGTTGAATTGGTCGCGGGGACATACAGTGCGTGCGCAGTAACCTCCAGCCCATACGCTTCCTGCAGCGCGCGATTACCCCGCGCCATCGTCTGCGCATCACCAAAGACGATTTTCGCCTGCTCCCGCGTTGTCGCGAAGCTATACACCTCTGCCCCGGGCTCGTGATCCGCACAAAGGCAGAAAAGCCCAATTCCCGACAGAAGCGTCGACTTGCCGTTCCCTCTCCCGACTTCCACATAGGCTGACCGGAATCGCCGATTACCCGCCTTCGCCTTCCACCCAAACAAGGTAGTCAGGAGAAAGCATTGCCAGGGCTCTAGGTGAATCGCCCTGCCCGCTAACTCCCCCTTTGTGTGCGTCAGATTCTCAATGAACCAGCATGGCCGGGAAGCCTCTTTTTCGTCAAAGTAGTAGTCACCACCCTCGGCGCCCCATCGCCTCAGGTCATTTAACTGGCGCTGAACTGCCTGCTTCACAAAGGAACATGCGGGCACACTCCCATCCAATACGCCGCTCATGTACTCCTTGGCTATAGCAACGTAATCAGGTTTCTTCATCAGGCTTCAAAAGGATTTTTCTCTAACAGCTCTTCTTCCTGCGCGGGCGCGTGCGCGCGGGAGACAGGGGTAAAACCAAGCTCTTTTTCAAGCTTGATCAGCGTCCCGACAAGAATCTGCATCGCTTGAAACTCCGGGCTGAGTTTCCTCCTCCCGGTCGTTTCTTCCTCATCAAAAAGGGCTCCATGCTCTACCGTTTTTGCCATCCGACGCCACAGAGCATACGTGCGGCACCATTGCTCAAGCGCCGGCCCGTCTACAACCGACAGCCGCCCCTTCGGCGCGTTCTTGACCGCAAGCGCCCATACCTCTTTTGCGTCTCCCGGAATCCCGACGGGAGGTTCTTCAGATAAAACACTCCCCGAAACCGGGTACGGCTTGGAAGAACGGCATTTCTGCAGCGTCCCTCTGGCCGATTTCTCCGCATCGGATTTTCTGAGCCTGGGCATATCCAAAAATTGAAAAGCACGCGTAAAAAATTGGTGAAGGGCGCGGTCTCAGGGGCTTTTGCGTCCAAAATCTGACCCGCCTCACCCCTGCTTCGTCAGCTCACCTTCTCCGATCCAATCAGTTTGACCAAGATGTTTGTTTTGCAATCACTGAGCCGGGACGACAGATTCAAAACATTGAGTTCCCGAAGCCGCCGTCCTCGCTGGCAGTCTTACGGCTGTGGCACGCATGGCACAGCGCCTGCCAGTTGTTCTGATCCCACATAAGCTTCTGGTTCCCCCGATGTGGAATGATGTGATCCACATCAGTTGCCTTAACCAGCAGCCCACGCTTCAGACACTCCTCACATAGTGGGTGTTCTTTCAGGAATGCCGCTCTGCGCTTCCGCCACTTAGAACCATAGCCACGTTCAGCGGAGGAGCCTTTGAATCTCTTCCGCCTTGCTTCGCGTTCCGCCGCCAGTTCTTTGCCCTTCTCTTTATGGCGGGCACAGTACTTATCAGACAGAGGGATAGCTTCCTGGCAGCCTGGGTAAGCGCAAATATGGAGAAGAGGCATACGATCTATGGTAAACCCTTGGCTTCCATAACAACGAGGCAAACAAAGAAAACAGCAAGACCGGCGGTCACCCCCCACAGGATCCCAACAATCATATTCTGCCTTGCCGCCATTCTCCCTAGCTCTTCTAAATTACGTCTCTGTGCTTCGTTTTCCATTTCATTCATCTTCCTTTCTAACGAAGCAATACGTAATTCCGCTTCCATTAGGTCGCGGCGAGATCCTGAGTAGGAGGTATCAACCACTGGCAAGATGTTCTCCCGCATAAAAAAATCCCCGGATCTGCGTACGGATCCGAGGATGGAGTTGTATATCCGGAGGAGTTAACCAGCACCTACACGCTGTTTCTTTCGGGCACAACAAGAGAGCCAACCGGCTCTCCAATCGTACTTCTTGCGTCTTTCGCTTACTGGTACCCCCAATTGTATCCCATTATTTTATTTTTTCAAGAGCAATCCCGAGCGTAGAACTCCAGGATATTAGAAAGCATGACCGAAGCGCTGTGAATCTCCTCATCGAACCTTCTTTTGCTTAGCCCCATCGCCCGGCCAATTCTTCCTACCGAGAGAGACGGGCGAAGGTAGAGCGCGCAAACCATAAGCCTGTACTTCTCCGGATAGAGTGGAGAACACAGCGCTCGCTCAACCCTGGCGGCGTCTTTTACATCTACAGGGCTGCAATCTTTCTCACACTCGTTCGCTATGCCCCTGCCTTCCGCCCCGTACAGGGCGATCATCTTCGCAAGCCACGATGCGCGTAAGCATGATCGGTCCCTGTAAACTCTCGCCCAGTTCTCAAGCCTTGCGTTCAGATCCCGGTCTTCGATCACGTATCTCTCCCGTCAGAACTCATCAACATCCCATCCACCGCCGTTCTTTTTGGCGCGCGGATAGACAACCTTCATCGCGAAAGGGAAGGAAGTCGCTACCACTTTGACCTTGCACTTCGCGTCGTCAAAGAAGACTCGCGGACTGCCCTTGACCTCATGCAGCTCCAGTCTCCCATCCGGCAGGAGAACCATGAAGTCCGGCGTGTACCAGCAAGTGCCATCAGCGACCTTCAGTTTCAAAGACTCAAACCAGTAGTCAGCCACTCTCCCGCTTTGTTTCTCTCCCTCCAGATACTGCGCGTAGCTGGACTCTGTGCGGTTAAGCTCTCCCTTCTTCATCCGGCCTTTCGCTCTGAGAGCCGTGAGGCCGTAGTTCTTGTGCTGCGTCTTAAAAAACATCCCTCAGTCCTCCTCCATCTCCACATGTGTATAAAGCTCGAGGACTTTCTTCAGGGTAGCTTTAGCGTCTTGAAGGTCCGGATACCCTTGGAGGTGTGGATACTTTTCGTAAAACTTGTAGTCACCTATGAATTGCTCAAGCGCGTAGATAATCGTCAAGAGATCATTCTGGCTCAGCTTTTTTGCCATACCTTCCTCCTCTCCCCATCAAAACGGGACATCCTCGTCAGGGGCAGATGCGGTGTTCCGCGGGATATCTCTCCCCTTCGCCGCAACGTACTGGGCTGTCGTAGTGGACGCAGCAGGCACCGTTCCCTGAGGCTTTGCCCCCAGCTGCAGGGACTCGCAGATAACCTCTGTCGCGTAACGCTCCACTCCCTGCTTATCGGTGTACTTCCGCGTATGCAGCCGCCCCTCGATATAGACCTCAGAGCCTTTCACGAGATACTGCTGAGCGACTCCCGCCGTTTTCCCAAAAACCACGACGTTATGCCACTCGGTCTCTTCTTTCTTTTCACCATCCCGGCCCTTGTATCGGCGGGTAGTGGCAAGCGCGAGGCGGCAGATTGCCAGCCCCTGCGCGTCGCTCGTCTTGGGGTCTCTCCCCAGGCGCCCCAGAAGGGTCACACGATTTACTGATGCCATGCTGTACTCCTATCCTTACCTTTGATACCGTTTCCCGGGGCGAGAAGGCACCTTCCTGCCCTCTATTCTCCCTCGCCGCCCTTCTGTACTGAAAATCTCATTTCGAAGCTCCTGGCGCGTTTAAATTAGGGTGAGAGAAAGAGGAAGCCTTTCCCTTCATCGCCGCCTCCCGTACGGCTCTCGCCCGGCAGGCTCTCTCCCGGCACTTCTCCTGCTGTTCGTGGCGCTTGGCTCTTTCCTTCTCCAGCTCCTCGACCGCTCCCGAGAGAGTCTCCGCGATAAATCTGTTTGAAATCATTTCTTCATGCCCTCAAAGCCACTCGTCGCCGCCCGCCACATCCAGAGCGTCCGCCTGATGAGATCTGGTGAGATCTGCCCCGCTCAGATTCTTCGGCATCAGCTCCATCAGCTGGCGCTCAGGAGAAAGACAGAACTGCCCGCTCGACTTTTCGTACCAAAGCTTCTGCTTCGCTACCGCACCGGTCTTCCGCTGCTTATCGAGGAGCAGTACCGTGTCAGGCGCCTGGTCCCACCCGGCGTTTTTTGTCTTCAGCTCGACCGCTTTCTTTTCCTTCGGGAAATTCCGGAAAACAATCACCACGTTATCGGCAAGATTGCTGATGTCGGCAGACCCTGAGATGGAGTAGCGGTCAGGAAGCTTTTCTTCGTCATGATCAGCGTTCGCTTTTCTGAGATGCGCTACAAGGTGGACATGGACACCAGTCTCAACCGCGATCCGCTTCAGCTGCTCGGTAATGTGGCGTTGAGTCTGAAAGAGCTGATCGCTCGAGTGCCCGCCCGTCAGCATCATGAGGTTATCAACGAAGACATGCCGGCAGTGTTTGACAGCTGCGGCATAAGCCACTGCGTCAAGGGCATACCCGGGATCGATCGCCCCGCGGTTGCGATATACCCAAAGAAGCCGCTCACACCAGTCGAAGAACTTCTCCACCTTTCCGGACTCCCCGATGGAGAGACCGCGGCCGTAAGCCATACGAACCATCTGCATCACGGTGTCCTTCGGCGCCATCTCGAAGGAGAGAAGGCACACGGCGCGCTTCTTCATCATCATTGAAAGCGCGACCTGGGACATCAAAGCGCTCTTGCCGGCGCCGTTATTTCCCGCCCACACAGTGAGTTCACCGGGTCTCATCTGAAACCTCGGGATCACAGGACAACTAACCCCGCTGTTCCTAAGAGGATGATCCACCTCTTCCATAAGTTCAGCCTGCATCGTTGCGGCAAGGACGATATCTGGTGATGGGTCCTTCCCTGACCAAAAGCCTTTCACGTCTTCTGGCTTCAGAAGGAAATTACCTGCGTTCATAAACTGCCCCTCCATAATTTCTGATGTATCTCTCTGCCTTGGTATCTCCATGAGCCGCAAAGACGACAATAAGAGGAAGTCCTGAAAAGATTCCTTCTCTGGCTTCCAGCATTCTCTTCATCCCCTCTTCACCGTCGTACATAACGTGTACCATGCGTCCTTTAATGAACCTCTGCCAATCAATGACAGAAAGACGGTCTTGAAGAAGGATGTCTAGAGGGTGAGGAAAATTTTGTGGGTGACTCTGAGATAATTGCTCTTGGAGGAGCCTCAAATGAAACGAAAGACAGAC